CAGATGCATCTCTATATGATAATTCTATTGGATCTGCGAACTACACAGCTCCTGGAGCACATAGACTCAAGATTTCTCTAGAGTTAAAAGAGTTTGCTCTAAATGCAATCACTGATAAGAATTTCATTCAGTTACTGAATGTTTCTAGAGGTCAAATTCAAAGCAAGATTTCCTCTACAGACTTTAGTGTACTAGAACAAACTTTAGCACGTAGAACATTTGACGAGTCAGGTGATTACGTTGTAGATAATTTTGCTGTTGATATCAGAGAGTTTGCCCAGAAAGATGGCAATAAAGGTATCTACGGTGTTGATGAGTTTGGTCTTTATAACGGAAAGAGTGCAGCAGAAGCTGCCAGAAAAATGGTTGCCAGCATTGGTCCTGGTAAAGCATATATCAAAGGGTATGAAATTGTCAACAAAGAGACTAAGTATCTTGAAATTAGTAAAGCAAGAGAAAGTCTTTCTAGCGATAATGTAAATCTTAAGAGTAAGGGTCTCCCAACTTATAGTATTACTAATGTATATGGTAGTGTTCCTCTCAACAAAGAAGGATCGGAACTAACAGCATATCCTGATGTATTCTTATACTCTACATTTAATGATGGATCTATTGGTCTAAGTGACACAGAACTTCCAACAGATCACAGACAAACTATTGATAGAAGAGGCAAGATCTTCAATACTGATGATGGAATTAAGACCATCACTTTACAAATTACAAATACTGTTACTTTAATTGGTGCAGTTACAGATGCTACATTCCAGACACAGTTTGGTGAGTTGTTCTATATCAAGACTAGAAGTGATCTTGGAACACCAACTGCTATTAGTTCTTTCAAGACACTATCCTTTGCAACTACAAACAAACCACTAATTAACTCTTCCGAATCTGTTCAGTTCTTGGAATTGACAGTGTATGGTAACAAGAGCGAATTAGAATTACTTACATTAGAATATGATCTCTCTGATAATGAGTACAAGAGAAGAATTTTCTTAAGTGAAGCTGACGCTGCAGCAAATACTAATGAGTTTGGATTTATCGTAGATTACTCTGATATTATTACCCCTGTTATTGGAAAAACAAAACCAAGCAACTTCTTCCTACAAAGCAGAGGTGCTGGTTTCAATTCTGATTCCGATATCGTATTATCTAAAGGTCGTTTAGAAGCAGGAACTTCTGCATACAATACTACCTTTGGATATTCTTACTTTGATCCTCAATTCTTTACCAAAATTACTTTAGAGAGTATTCCTTCTGGTGCTAATGCATTTGATGAAGGTAAGTATGTATTTGGTATTGATAGCAATGCATATGGTGTTGTAGAAGGATCTTCTGCTGGTGTTTACAGTACAGGAAGAATTCTGTTTGTCAAAACTTTATCAGGTAAGTTTAAGTCTGGTGAAACAATCAGAGATGAAGATGGCAATACTGTAAAGATTGCAAGAGACAATACAATCTCACACTTTGTTGTTCAGAACAGAGGTTTGGGATATGCTGATGGTGTATCTCTACTAATCAATGGTCTTGAATTTGATGCATCTAAGATTGCTCTAGGTAAAACTATTGCAGGTAACATTTACAATGCAACTATTATTAATAGGAGAGCAGTAAATGTTGAATATGCACAACCACCTGCAGTAACTGTTAAGAATCCTTCTGGAGCAGCTACACCTAGTTCTGCTGCTGCTGTTGTACCAGTTCTATTCAGAAATACAGTTACTACTTACACACCACAAAATGTAAAGTCTATTGGTTGTTCCTATGGATCTGGAAACTCCAATTCTTTCTCTGCAGACGTTGTTGTAGATAGTCAAGAACAATCCGAGATCAAAGCAGTTACTAACTACACATTCTTTGGATCGCAAGGTGCAAACTTTATTGAATCTACTAGTTTCAGTGCTGATGCATCTCCAATTCTACAGCAAGGAGATCTTGTACAATTCTCAGATGATAGTAACAACCTGGTTCGTGCAATTGTACAATATGCTACAAAACAAGAAGGAGCATCAAAATCTAGAATTTATCTAGATACATGTCTTCCTGGTGATGTTACCAATACCAGCATTGTACGTTTACGTCCAAAAGTACAAAATACTAACTCTGGTACATTATTATTCCCAACTGGCAGTAAGCAGGTTTCTCAAATCTCTGCTGGTGGAGATGATACTAAGATCAAGTATTACTTCCGTAGAGATTTTGTAACCACTGCATCTTCGGGTGGCGGTACAATTACATTTGCTGCACAGTTACCATTCGGAACACAAAGATTTGCAGCTTTCAGTGAGAGCAACTTTATCATTACTGTATTAGATCCAGGTGATGCTCCTAACATTGTTAAGGGAGATATCGTCTACATCTCTGATGACGCAGTAGAAATTACATCTGCTACTGATACTGCTAGTGGTCTCACATCTGGTAGCATCAGTCTACAGTTACCATCAACATACTTTGGAACTATTCCTTCTAACGGAACATTCCCTAAACTTAAGTTGACAGCAACTCTTGAAGTATCTAATGCAAAACCAAGACTTAAAACCGCAGTAAGAAACAAGAGAATTGTCATCGCTTCTGCTGGTGATCGCATTATCCCATTTAGAGGACAAGACTATGATAATGAAGTTGTAGAAACTCTATCATATTCTGATGCTTTCAAACTAAGATACGTCTATGAAGGAACTTCTTCCCAGGCACCAGATGTAGATACTGCAGGCAATCTAATTTCAGGAACTGATGTTACTGCTAGATATACGTTTGATAATGGACAGAGAGATACATTATATGATGTCTCTAGAATTGTTCTGAAACCTGGATTTGATCCTGCTGCTGGACAACTGCTCATCGCATTTGATTACTTTGAGCAATCTCAAGGAGACTTCTGTACGATTGATAGTTATCTACACGAAGCAGGTGTTCCAGAAGATGAAATCCCATCTTTCAACTCTTCAGTTCATGGTAATTTAGAACTTAAGAATGTAATTGACTTTAGACCTAAAGTTGATAGTAGTGCCATTATTCCTGGTTTCCTCAACATTGCGTCTCTTGAGTCTACTGCTGGATCTTTTGCTGGTCCTGGTGCTATCTTAGCAAGCACACCAGCTCCAGATCTAGGACTAGAATATACATTCTCCTTTAGTCAGATCCAATACTTGGATCGTATTGATGGTATTTTCTTGGATAAGAAAGGAAACTTTATTGTCAAAGAAGGCAACTCTTCTCTCAATCCATCTAAACCAGATCCAATTGATGATGCTGTACCTCTCTTCTATGCATATATTCCTGCATTTACGAAGACAACTAAAGATGTAAGAGTTACTCCAGTTGATAACCGTCGTTACACAATGCGTGACATCGGTAAACTAGAGAAGCGTATTGAGCGTCTTGAGTATTATACCACACTCAGCATCCTAGAGCAGCAAGCTCTTAACATGCAAGTCAAAGACGAAATTGGACTTGATAGATTCAAGTCTGGATTCTTTGTTGATAACTTTGAAGCACATAAAGTTGGAAGTCTCTCTTCTCTTGATTACAGATGTGCAGTAGACAGTCAGCAAAGTGTCCTACGCCCTCAAGCAAAAGAAGATTCTGTAAATCTAGAAGAAGTAAATGTAAGAGAAGATCAAAGGTCTGTTTCTGGTTACAAGAGATCTGGAGATATGGTAACGTTACCTTTCTCTCCTTTGAATTTACTAGGTAATGATTTTGCATCTAAGACTTTGAATCCAAATCCATTCGTTGTATTACAATACGTTGGTGATGGAGAGATCTCCCCTTCTATTGATCATTGGTATGATCAATCTGAAGAACCATTGGTAGTAGATACTAACACAGATCTATTCAACATCTTCCTTGCAAAAGAGAATGTCAAAGAGAGTTTCTCTAGTCTGTTCAATTCTTTTGTAGTTAACTGGGTTGGAACATCCACATCATTTACTTCTATCAACTCTCTAGGTGAAGTTAATACACAGCAAGCTGTAACTTCTGTTGCTAGTGCGTCTGTTGCAAGTTCTTCCAATATTAGTCCTCAGAACAATGAGGTAGGTAAAGGAGTTCAAACTAAGAGTGTTGGTGAGAGTTTAGTTTCAACTTCTCTAGCATTCTTTGCTAGAAGCATTCCTGTCAGATATGTTATCAGACGAATGAAACCCAACACGAAGATGTATGTCTTCTTAGAGGGAAGAGACATTGGTCGTTGGGTAAACCCAGACCTAAGATTCACAGGTATTGCTGGTAACTCTCTGTCTGCATTTAATGGTGAGATTACGACTGATGAGTATGGTAATGCTAGCGGACTAATTGTTGTTCCTGCTGGTTTGCCTCCACTTGAGAATGCAACCTGGACTGGTGATGTAGATACTCTGCCATATGACACTTCCGCTGAAGAAGTATCAATTACTTCTGGTGTATTGACATTTAGGTTTACCTCTAGTGCAACTAATGCTCCTAAAGAAGAGGTAGATAGTTATACTGAAGTCAAATATTATGCTACTGGTATTCTCCCAGAAAATCCTGCTAGCATTGTATCAACTAAACCTTCTTACTTTAAGTCTAATGAAGGTGTTCAATTGATTGAAAGTAATACTGATAATCCTATCAGACCTAATCCTCTTGCACAAACATTCAAGATTGAAAACCTAGAAGGTGGTTGTTTTGTTACTGGTGTTGATATGTTCTTTAGCAAGAAGAGCACTAATATTCCAGTCAAAGCATATATCTCTAATGTTGATGCAGAGAAACCAGCTAAGAATATTGTTCCTGGTTCTGAAAAAACACTTTCTCCAAATACGTTCCTCAAGTGCTTTGCTAGTGGTAATGTAGCAGTCTACAAGGGTGAAAGTGTAACAGGTGCATCTTCTGCCGCTTCTGGTCCTATTCTTAAGATCTTTGATAAGAACAATGTAGAACTAGTAGCTACCGCATCTGGTAAATTTAGTCTCACAAATGAGCAAGTATATACCATCGTCCTTAGTAACCACAATGGAAAATCTTTCGTAGCAAACGAAGATTTAATTATCCCATCTGTTACAGAAGCAAACGCATTAAACAATACAGATCTTGTTCTTGCTATTGCAAAAGATAGTGGTAAGGTTTCTAGAATGAGAATTACTAACACTGGTCAAAACTATGACAGTGCAATTCTCACTATTGAAAGTCCACAATTACCTGGTGGATCTACTGCTACAGCAAGTATTGAAGTTTCTGGTGGTAGAATTTACAATGCTGAGGTATCACTTAGTGGTTTTGGTTACACAGAAGCGCCTTCTGTGGTCGTCAAAGGCGTTGGAAATGGTGCTGGTGGGTGTGAGATCCAAACGTTCATTGAGATTGACACACCAGCGGTTAGAATGGGTGTAGCAACTGATGCAGGAGAGGTAACAAACTCCACAACACCTACGCACTTCGCATTTGATTATCCTGTTTATCTGCAGAATGATACAGAGTATGCTCTAGTAGTAGAAACTGATTCTACCGATTATGAACTGTGGGTTTCTAGACTAGGTGAAACTGATATTGCTACAAGTACGGTCATCACAACCCAACCATCTCTAGGTTCGGTATA